AGGGTTTGGTTGTAACTTAGAAGATATTGTATATAGTTTAGGTCAAAATGAATTTCAAATTAAAAATGAAATACAAGGCCAACTAGCTAATTACGTACCTCTTTCTAGAAAGTACAGAACCAGTGTAAGCGTTAAGTTTATGCGTGGTGAAGTTAGAGATATTGCGTTCATTGATATTACTGTTAATAACGAGTATATAATCAAAGTAAATTTAAGATAAATAACTAATGGCAGAATTAAAATTTTTAAGCACACTAAGAACATCGGCTAATCAAATTAAGACCGATGCTCGAACATATATCGCAAGAGTTTACAAGCGTGCGAATACCTTATTTACTGAAGCATCTCCATTTGCTCAGATTATTTCTGTTATGGCTGAGTTAGGTGAGTTAATTATGTTCTATATAGAAGACTCTTTAGTAGAACAAAACATATATACTGCACAACAACCAGAATCAATATATGGTATGTCTAGATTGACAGGCCATGATGCAACTAGAGGATTTGCAGCAACTGGTGAGATTGAATTTAAATGGGCAGTTGGAGCAGATCTTGGTAAAATTGCAGGAACAGGATTAAATATTGATGCAAGATCAGAGTTAAAATGTGAACTAAATGGATTAATGTATACTCTATTAACTTCGCAAGATAGATTTAGATTAGAAAAGTCAAATAAGTACGCTATAAAATGTGCAATTGTTCAGGGTAAATTTGAATCTCAAACCTTTACTGGAACTGGAGAGTCAATGCAATCATATAATGTACAAACAGCCTCTTTAACAGATCATTCTAAAGTTAGCGTTTCAGTTAATGGTGAGAAGTGGACAAAACATGATTCTATGTACGATCTATTAAGTAACGAAAAGGCGTATATTCTTAAAACTGGTATTTCCGGTGGATTAGATGTTTATTTTGGAACTGGTAACTTTGGTGCTATACCAGGTGCTGGTAATTTAATTGAGGTAGAATATCTTAAGCATGTAGGTTTCCAAGGTAACTTAGATGATGCACAAGATATTATTTTTAAATGGGACGCAGAAGGTTCTGATTCAAACGGTAATGAGTTTGATTTAAATGAATATTTAGAATTAACAGTAACTTCTTCTCCTAAAATGGGAGCAGATAAAGAGTCGTCTGAGTTTACTAAGTTAATGGCGCCCCTGGCTTCTAAATCATACGTTTTAGCAACTCCAGATAACTATGAGTATTTCTTATCAAGATATGGGATGTTCTCGTATGTGGATGCCTATAATACGACTGCGGATCAATATTTAGATGATGACAATGTAATTTACATTTTTGCAATACCAGATGCTAGAAGAAAGTTATTAGCAGATCAGGATTATTTTTCGATCCCAATAAATGAAATGTTTTTTGATCAGAATGAATATGATAAAATGTCACAAGTCATTCAAGATAGTGGACAGCAAATGGTTACGACTGAAGTAGTATTTGTAAAACCACAGATTAGAAAATATAGTATGGATATTAATATTAGATATTTTGAAGGATATACTAAACAAGAAATATTTATTAACGTTAGAAGAGCAGTAAGTGATTATATGCTAAACGTTACAAGAAGAGATAAACTACCTAAGTCTGATATTGTGTATATCTTAGAATCAATCGACGGCATCGATGCGGTTAATGTAAGATTTATATCTGAGACTGAAGAAACTGCAAGAAGATTAGGTTATTATGTGTCTACGACTGTAACAGTTGTACCACAAGAGCCTGTAGTTCTAGAAGACATAGGTAATGGTAAACAAAAATATATTTTCTTTAAACAAATAGAAGAAGTTAAAACGGTGGATGTTGATGAAACAACTCAAATACCATACGATATAGCTGGACTAGATGAATGGGGAGATATTATTATGGATAAAGAAGAGGTTGCTGTTTTCAGAGGTGGCTGGCAAGATAGAGATGGCGATGAAATAGTTGATGATGCATTAATGAATGCTGAAGCAGCACTTTCAATTAACTTTGACGCAACTGCAGTACCTAGAACTATTTACACTAGAGTACAAGCTGGAAATAGAAAATCTATAAGATAATGAGTCTATTTAAAGATCTATTAGTATACAGACGTAAACGATTATACAAGATTTCCAAACATAGGAAAGATGATAATGTTAACGTTAAGTATGATTACAAAAAACATGGTTTGCTTGATAAACAAATATCTCCTCATATTAGGAGAAATCAAACAATGAGAGAGTTTCTTATATTTGTTAATGATTATTTTTTAGCGCTATTAGACCAGGTTAGATCTTTAAAGAATTTTAGTAACTTTACAGTAGAAAAAGACGACGAAAGAACTAGATAATATGTGGAATAATTTAAGATTCTTTAATGGCACAAAATCAGAGCTACAATTAGTTCAGGATGCTGATAATATATGGACAGGAAAAGTATATCTTCCAGAAGTATCTGCAAGCCTATACGAAACTGTTAATTTGTTTATTTTAGAAGAGTGTCTATATAATGGTGACGTCGTTATTAATAAACCACTTTCTCCAGACAGTACACTTACATCATTAGATTTTAGTTGGGAAAACTTAAGACCTGACCAATCTACAGATGTTATTATGTATGGTATGCGATATGAAAACGGGAACGCGTTTGTAAAAGAGCTTAAAACTCAATCATGGGGATTTGGACCTTCTGATACAATAGTTTCACAAGATGCTAATTACTTAAAGACTATTAATACCAACTTAAATTCAGGAATACAAATTAATATTGCAGTATCTTCTGAAAACCCTGGTATTCATAAAAGAATTTTACAAATTAAATCTGGAGACTCAATTGTCGCAAGAATAGAATTTTATGGAGAGGTTGAATCGGAAGATGAAAGACTAAGAGTTTTATTAGCTAACTTAGGTGCCTCATTAGAAGCAGAAGACTTTATGATATTTAAGTCTCATGATATTTCTGAGATGCATCCTGATTATCAACTTCTAAACCAAAAGAGAAAAGAAATGTTATTAGAACTTAATAACATTAAACCTTTTGTTGGAACATATAAAGCAATCTTAAATGCTATTGATTTCTTTGGCTATGATAAGATTACACTAAAAGAGTATTGGATTAATGTAGATAACTCATCAAGAACTTTTGGTAAGCTACATGCAATCCCAGTACCTAACTCATCGGTTAGAGGTGAGATGACTAGGAAGAGATTAAGATTTAAAGTACCTTCTAAAACACAAAAGAAAACTAGTAGGTTCTCATTAGTTTACAGACTAAATGAACCGAATGGAACTTTCGATCAATGGGATTTTGCTAATGTTGATGAAGTCTTTGATTTTACACCAGAAGAAGTCCTAATTAAATTATACGGTTTAAAGAATAGATTACAAAGAGATTTTTTACCCCTCGAAGCTAAAATTGTAGATATTACAGGAGAAGGCGACTATTTCACACAGAAGAATGTGAATATGTGGAAGATTCAAAATCCAATTGGATTCTTCTCAGAGGGACATAGAGTTAAGTTCGATATATGGCCAAGAGATAGAGATCTTTTTATTGAAGATACCTCAATGGTTTTAAAATCTACATTAGACCAAAACGATGCAACTAGCAGTTATGATACGTTCTTAAACTTAGGAGTTGGTAACGAGGCTAGTTTAACAAATATTCAAAGATCTGAAGAAAAAAGTGTTTTTGAAAGTTTTTATGATTCTTATCATGATAGATCTATGGAATCATATAACCAAAACTTCTCACAAACTAATATACCGATAGGTTGTCCTATTATTTTAGATTCTACTGAGTCTTGGGATGATATTTGGGATGAGGCTACTTTTGTATGGGATGATGCAGTTGATGCAAATCAGAATTTAAAAGTAACTTGGAACAATTGGTATAAAAGATGGGTATATGAAATTGAGTGGATTATCGATGGACCAAATGATTTCCATCAAGAATATAGAGGGCCTGTAGATTATTTAGATGTTGACGGCAATGTTATTGATGACTATAAAAGATTACCAATTACTTTACCATACATTGGAAGCTACACAGTAGAAATGAGAATGTATGATTTATTTGGACACATGTCTTACTATAAAAAATCAGATCTTTTTGAAGTTAAATTAAAAGAACTAGAATTATACGGAGTCTATAAATGGTTAGAGACTGATGCAAAGGGTAATGCAACTCCATGGAATCTTAAATCTTTAGATTGGGATAAGTCTGGAGGCTACTGGGATATGCCACAAGACAATACTCAAAAAGTAGAAGATACTATTGCAACTTTATATCAAACCCTAGACAGAGCAAACTATATACATTTAGAAGAAGACCAAGGTCTTAGATTTTCTACAGTTAGAAGATTTGGCGATGTGTTTTCAGATACTGGATATTCAGAAACTACTGGACCTTATCAATGGGATGAATGTAGCTTTAGATGGAAAGATACTGAGCATAACTGGTGGGACAACTTAAGAGTTGGTCCAGATTTAACAGCATCTTTTAAAATAGATTGGATCGAACAGGGTGATATATTAGCAATTACACATAAGAACCCAACGACTGGCGTAGAAAGAATAGGTTCACATACGATTATGTCTCCAACACCAACTGGTATAAATGATGTAGATGGTTGGAAATTAATTGCAAATGAATTAGAGGCGTCAATAGATCCTGTAATTTCAAAATTTAACTACAATCCTGTATTTAAAGATATAGATTCTGACGATGATATAGATACTAACGATCAGTTTTACTATATTATATGTAGTGGACAAGAGTATTCAAAAACTTATGATTTTGAATCAGTTACAATAGACACAGAATCTCCTACTTCGGCAATAAGCGGAGAGGTACATGTGGTCCACTATAATCCAACATGGGATAATGTAAAAGTATTTAAAAATTATGCTGTGGTCGAAAGATCAACGCATTTAACTATATCAACTGACATTTCTAAGTTTCCTGGTGCTAGAAAGCCAATATGGACTATCACCAATATAACTAACCCAGAAATCAATGATATATACTATAATAATATGTGGCTTACTTACATTTTTCAAGAACCGGGTGAATACTCGATACAATTGGAAGCTGAAGACACGTATGGAAATAAGAACGTTGTAAAACGCAACATGTTAAAAGTAAAATAAATATAAAATGGCAAACATTACTGAAATTTTAGGTACAGATTCGGTATCATCTTCGAGACCAACTATCAATAGTAATTTCGAATTATTGAATGACGAATTAGCATCTGTAACAGCTCTTTTAAACCCTGTGACTGGAGTCTTAAGTGGTTTAACATCTGCTACAGCACAACAACTAAGTATCGTAGATGGGACAACACTATTTGTTGTAAACAACACTGGTGTAACTGTTTCTACTGCTGCAACTTTTTCTAGCTCGGTGAACCTTGGTGGTTCAATTATTAAGTCAGGTGTCGTTGGTACTGCAACTAGTGCAACTACTAATTTAGCACCGTCTAGTATAGATAAAGGCACATACTTTATTGATGGTAACTTCGTGGTTCCTGTAGGAGTCGATGGACAAGAAGTAACATTCATAAGTGTAGCATCAGCAAGTATATCGTTAGGTGCGAATACTGGAGCTTCTTTACAAGCAACAAGTATTGCATTAGACGCAGTTAACTCAACTGTAACACTTAGATGTTTTAACACTAAATGGTATGTAGTAGCTTCTCACAAAGCAACAATATCATAATTAAACAAAAACCGAAACTGTAGATGGCAACTCCGTTAGTTAGAATACCACAGCCGCAAGGCGGCACGATGTATGCATTTGCTTCATCGGCAAGAGATATTACCAGAGCATTCAATAGTGCTGACATCAATTTTGAATTTAGTAAATATGCTTTACTAGATTTACCTGATTTCACACAGTCTGCAAATGGCCAAAACGCAATTGATTTTCAATTAAATCTAAAGCAAGCTTCTGGTCAGCCGTACGTCGCTAATATGCCGAATGTGGATTTCGCGCAAACATTCCAAAATTATGCATTAAATTTAGAAGAACTTCTTTTAAATGATGATGACTATGATCCGATCTTACTGCAATCAGATGCAGAAAAGATCTTTTTTAAATGGTTATCTTCTTTAGGAGCAATTGATTTTAGACCTTCAGATTCTAACGAATCTTCGACAGGTGATTATGCTGAGAATGATAATGCGATTTTAGGTGGAGCAAACTATGAGAGAGTAGTAAAGTATTTAGGTAGCATCGACGCAGAGAATGACGTTGCATATCAAGGTAATACTTATCATGAGGTTTATATTAACGTACCAACATCGGTAGGTTTTACTCCTCAGGTCTTATTTAAGCCTACTGACTATAATACAACAGCAACTAAATTATATCCTAGTGATGTAAATGCTGTAAATATAGAAGGCAGAGAGGGGCAAACTCACCCGGATCCTAATATTGACTTATTGCCGATTGTAGATCAGTGGACTCTTAATTCAGGACCATATTATGATGTACAAACAAATTCTACAAATTCTGTACAAATAGATTGGGACACTGCTGCTTATGAGCAGATCCAAAATAATCCAGACATTAAGTCGTTATTGGATTATGCAAAAACTGGACAACAGTTTAGATTTAATGCCGTTTTAGTATATTATGATTTATATAGCTCTTCTGTACCTGCTAATAGATCTACAAACTTATATGGTATCTTAATATTAGATGATATTACAGATGCTTATGGACCTGGATCTAAAATCCACGAACAAATTAAATTTAAGCCTAATGAAGTAACAGGCTTAAATGGTAATGCATACTCTTTAAAATTAAATCTTAAATTCAATTCATCTCTTGATAACGTAGGTGTTGAGACTAGTATAAATGATTTTACTACATTCTCTATGGATTTATTCATGGACACTACCACAGCGCTTGAGAACGCGACAGATCTACTATTACAAGCTAATAATAGATACGGGGCAATTGCTGAAAGATTAACTAATTTAGAGAATATAATTTTAGGGACAGCTCAAGCAGCTCAACTAGAAGCAAGAATAAAAGAATTAGAAGATGACTTTACTGCATCTTCATTACAGTTACAAGATTCAGATGCACTATTAACTTTAATTAATAATGCACACGGTAAGATTAATCAATTAATAGATGGGACAATTCCAGTAGAATTACAATATAATACAGATGTAATATTTGCAGGTAAAGGAACTACTGTTGATAAATCAGTAGCTGGTAAAATTAAAGTTAATAATGAAGTTGAGGGCTATGTAGTTTCTGATTTATTTAAATGGGATATTGCATCAGGTATTGTAACTGGGGCTTTAACATCAACTAGCTTATTCGATAATTCACAGGCTAATCAATACGGAGTATGGGTTAAATTAAACCTTTACACTAATAGATTAAGTCTAAATAACATATTAAACAACGAGTCACTAAATAGTAGCCTAGATATATACATTGATGATTCTACCAACGGATGGAAGAAAGGTCAAGTATTTAAAATAGCGATAGATACTATTGATGTAAATGGTAACAACATAAAGGTTTTAACTAATAAATCCGGAGGTTGGCAAAATATCGCAGACATCGACCCATCACAGTTAATAACGACTAAACCTTACATTGAATTGGTTTGTATAGATCCAATCAACTATGTATTTGAAGTAGATATTTTAAGATAATATGAACACTAACAATTCCATATCTAATTCCTTAAAGAAGCTTTTAGAAATTAATACTAATTCTCTAAAGACATTTGAAAGAATCAACGAAGCAGTAACTACTAATGCGAAATCTATTCCATTAGAAATACTGACAGACGAGGGTACTAAGATCGTATCGGTTCCTGGGTTTGGTTATATGAAGCAAGAATTATTAAGATTAGATAATAATCTTAAAGCTCTAGCTGGATTAGGAAAGGGTAGTACTAAAGTAAAATTACCAGATGGTACTTTTCAAAATATTATTACAACTTCATTAAAGACTCCGGCTAATGATATTACGACTTTAGCTAGACCAACATCGTTTGAGTCTAAAGCAAACTATTTTGCTGAAGACTTTTTAAACCCAATGTTAACTACATCAATTGATGTAAGTGGTCAAATACCAAATGATACAGAAAGAATTCTTGTTAAAAGAATTTTATTTGATGGAACAAATCAAGTTGCTGTAGATTTCTTTAACGAGAATTATAGAAACCAAGATGACATCGATTATTTAACGGCAATTAGAGATATTGTCAATAACAATATAGCATATACTCTTGACGAAGAGATGAGAGATATGCCTTACAGAACTACACAATATACTGGAACTTTTGATGTTCTATCAATTTCTAATTCTAAAAGAGAGGTTGTTGAAAATGGTGTAACTGTAAAACAGGCTATTAAATTATATACCTTAGATAGTTTAACTTATTCAGATAATGATAAAGATCTAGATCAAACTGAATTACTACGCGTAGGAGATCAGTTAATGGTCACTGGCGGTTCTAAAAACACTAGGTATGTAATTGACAAGCTGGATTCTTCAACTAGACAGGTTGAACTTAGATTGGTTGAAGGGTATGAAGCTATTAAAATTGGCGGTGGTGCTTTATCAATCTATAAATCTGAAGATAACAATTTAAATATTAATGTTCCTGTTGGATTTGATGAAAGAATTTTAATGTTTGTAAAAGCAATTGACCCTGAATCAAAAATCTTAGCTGAGAAATGGTCTCCAGGTGTTGGATTCTATTCAAACGATTTAGAGGTATTGCAAGAAGATGGTAGTATTATTTTACTATCTTCCTTCTATAAAGATAATGTAGCAGATTTCGGTAAGTTTATTACATCTATTAAAGAGGATAATATTCCTCCGGCGACAGTTGGTGTTACACCAGATGCTCCTGAGTTAGATGGTCAAAACTTTAAAGTAATTCAAATCAATAAGCATTTAACTGAAAACGATGCTGCTGATAAAATAAAGAAATTATCTGCTGATAAAATATCTGTACAAGAGGCGATTAAAAAACTAGATGAGACGATTACTAAAAAGAGATCGGTTATTGCTAGTACTAAATATGCATCTCAAGTACAAAAAGATAAAGATAAAAATGAATTAATTGCTTTAATCGAAGAGAGATCGTCTGAAGCAAAATTATATAATTCTATTGTAACTCAAATACAGGCGCTATCATCTTCTTCAAATGCACAGAAGATTAATCCTAAATATAGAGTTAGAGGTTTCTGGAAAGTGCCTACTGCAAAACAAGTTGCTGACACATTAGACCAACAAGTTGTAAGATTTATTGTACAATATAGATACTTATCAACTTCAGGTAAAGCAGCAGAGGCTTCGCAACTTAAGTTTACAGTTGATGGTAGAGAACAATCTGCTATCTTCTCAAATTGGAACGAAAAGAAATCTAAAGTTAGACAAAGATCTAAAACTATTAATAGTGATGGATCTATTGAAAAGAGGTTTTCATGGCAAGCTAGTAAAATTGAAGATGGCCAAGAGATTAATTTTAATCAATTAGATATTCCAATCAATCAAGGAGAACTAGTAGAAATTAGAGTTAAATCTGTTTCTGAGGCTGGATTCCCTGCTAACCCAATTATGTCTGACTGGTCAGAGCCGGTTACAATTAATTTCCCAGAAGAAGAAATTGATACAACGGATGTTGCTGCAGTAGTTCAAGTAAATACTGCTGAATTAGCAAAAGTACAAATCACTGAAGAATTAACAGGTCAGGGGTTATTTACTCACGTTGATGATTCATTTACTGCTAATGAAAATTATTATGCTCACGTTGCAACTAATATTGCATCCGGATTTTTATCACCAGAACAGAAACCAATTTCTGTATATGATAAAATAGCTGAACTTGAAGCTCAGATAGCTGGACTTAAAGGAACTGTTGAAGCTGAAGTTGGAGAACTTATGGTTAAAATTCTTTCAGAAGACGGTTCGGTTACAAATATTAATAAAGATACTACGACTCAATTATTTGCAGGATATTATGTCGATGAAGTTGCAGATTTAACTGTAAGAAAAGGACATATTGTAACTAAAACATTTAAGTTGCAATTAGAAAATAGTAAATCTACTAAATTAGAATTAGTTTCTAGACTAATTGGCGATAGAAGTAAACCTGTATATAGATCTATTAACGTAAATACTGAAGCTAACTCAAAAGGATTTGGTATTGCAAATGAACAAGCTGGACAAAGTGCTGTAGATACTAAAGTTGAAAGAGATACTTATTATCAAGAAGAGGGTAATTATGATTTAGTACCTATCCAATATCAAAATATAAATACTGATAATTTTGATTTAACATCAGATGCACCGTATCAATCGGCGCAAAGAAGAGGTCAGTTTATTTACAGTAGATATATGGATATTGCAAATCAAAACCCACATTATATTACTAAGCCAGTTGGTGAAACTGTAGTTTCGCCCGAAATATCGGATTATGAACACGGATTAGCCTTTGCTACTGGTTCTGGATCTGGAGCTGGTGCTGGTGAAGAATGGCCAAACTCGGCTGCTGCAACAGATAGCAATAATAACTTTATATGGTCTGGAGGTTTTGTTGATTACAGTACCGGACAGGAATGGAGCAAGAGTCAAGTTAAAGTATCTCCTATTAGTTCTGTAAATATTTCTCAATATAACTCAGGGTTATTTGTACACAAAGACCACCCTAGTTTAGCTAATATATGGGATGGTGCAAATGCTGGAGGTAGCTATAGTATATCGGGTGTAGCAGAATCTATGATATTTTCAATGCCCAAAACAGCTACTTTAGCAACAGGGGCTACTTTATTTAGTATCTTCGGTTCATCTGCTGATACAGATAATCAAACTCAAGCTAAACAACAATTAGCATACCATCAAGGTACTGGTTTATATTCGACTGTAGCGCAAGAGAGACCTATGAAAATGTCGTTTGAAGCAAATGACCAATATATGTTAGGTGGTAAGTCATGTGGAGCATACTTATTTATGTCTCCTGTGAATGCCGATACACTAAAAGTAAGCGGTGAGACTAAAAGATCTTCTAAAGAAGTTAAAGCTAAAAAGGATAATGAGTCTAATGCAGTTTCAGTAGATATTGTATTCCAATTTAGAATGACGGATTACTTTGGTAATGAGGATTCAATCGACACTGGTCGAATTGGCGGATTTGCTAGACTTGCGTATAATAACTTAACTTATACTAAGAAAATAGGTTTAGATATTTTTGACAAGTATGGTGAGCAGTTCTCGTTTGATTTAGAAGTTTTCGCGAAGTACGGTCCAAAAGGAAGGAATTTAAACTCTATTAAGGCAGCCAAGTTATTTAGATAATATATAACCTAATGTTAGGTGAATATATAATAGAGGAGTACATTCTCTAGGAAAAAGATATTAATAATTAATGGCTAATTACCAATTTAGAAATACAGGTTATTCAGATTACGACTCGGCAGTTGATGCTGCTAGGTTAAACCCTAAACCTACAACTGGATTAGAAGATGTTAACGCAGCAGGTACTACTGCATCTGACGTCGTTTACCAAGGCACAGTAGACCAGTCTCAAACGTTTACTGGTGCAAATCAATTCTGGATTGAAGACGATGGTCGTCAAATATGGCAAGTTGCTAATGACGGTGGCATACTTAGTGTCCAGTCAATGCCGGCATGGGGTTGTAGTGATCCGGATGATTTTGGATATATTGGTGCTAATCCAAGTGGAGCGGGAGAGAATACCGCAGGAGATGTAATTACAATTACATACGGTACTAACGTTAAGGGTGGTAATATGCCATCGCTGATTGAAGTTAGATTAGGAAGTGATGCTACGGGCCAGGTTGTACAAGACGCAACAACATCCACGGGCTTCGTTTATGGTGAAAACACGTATCGTGTTAAATTTTCACTACCAAGCGGTTGGAGCGGTGGAGATGTAGATGGTAATAAAGCATGTGTTCAAACTAATGTAACTGTAGTATCGAATGACCCGCTATATGATTGTAGCGTAGCAGGCCCGACAATTGCTAATGGTAATGCTGGAGATACAATTTTACCAGCTGCAGTTACCTGGTTAGTGGCTCCTGCTAATTCCGACTATATAATAACTCCAAGTGTATATACTTACGACGGCGATGGTGATGGAACTACAACTTATACAATCACTCAAATAGAACCACCTATAAGTGGTTATTCAAATTCTGGAGGTGCATATATTTCTTGTGACTTTACTGGTGATATAGCTGCGACTACTGCTCCAACTAACGCGACTGCTGCAACTACTGCTCCAACTAACGCGACTAATGCAACGTTAGGAGCATTTACATGTTCTACAGAGACATTAACAATTGCCAATGGTGTGATTGGTGAGCAGATTACGGCTGCCGACTTTTCAACTACCGGTACTGCAACTTTTAATAGCATTACCAACTCTAATAATGATTTATATCTAGATGGTACCTTCACTTATACACTAACTGTTAATATACCTGCTGGCTATCTTAATTCTGGTACAATTGATTGTGATGTTCAAGTAACTGGTGGTTTAGCTACTGCAAGTATTTCAATGTCCGATACTAGTGATATTGTAATAGCACCGCTCGGAACACCATTCCAGACAAAACAGGTTACTATCACTGGAGCTACAAATAACTTTGATGTTGATAATCATATTCTATATGACTCTTCAGCAGCATGGCTTACAGCAAGTACTAATGCCTTTGATATTAACGGTGGACAATTAAGGTTCCAAGCAACTGAAAATAATACAGGATCGTCAAGAGAGGTGGTCAACGTGACACTTCGACACCCTGATGATCCTCAAGTAACTGCAACAGCTTTTAAAATAACACAAAATTCAGGTAATACAGCTCCAACGGGTGGTGATATAAGTAGGTCTCAATCATGGGACGCAAACCCTAGTAATGTTGATATTAATTTTCTAGACTTTACTAGTGGGTGGTCTGGCTCGCTATCTATTAATGATGCGGATAATGATGACTTAAGTGTAATAATTACTAATATTAGTGGATTAACAATAGGTAGTGATGCGTCTGTATTAATAGATAATTCAAGTGGTACTCCTTCAACTATTAGCACAGTTCCGCACACCTTAGCAGGAGGTCCTAGTACTTTAACTGCTCAGATAGATCTTAATGCTGCAGTTGGTTCAGGGGCTATTCAGTCTATTAGTTTTGAATATAAAGTAAATGACGGGAATGATGATTCTCCTACATATACTGCTACTTTAACAATAACACCTCCTGGTAATTCAGCGCCAAGCGCTAGTGATATTACTGGAAGTATTTCTGCAGCTCAACAGAACGATACAACATTATTTAACATAGGTCAATATGTTTCAGATACTAATACCGGAACTAATGATTTAACCTACTATTGGTCAGACGCGAATGGAAATAATGATGTTCAATTTGTTGTAGATGAAGTTAAATCAGGGACGCATGGTAATATAGTATATGGTAGTAATGGTATATTAACTTATACATATACCGGTGCTACAATGTCTCCAGGGCAACCGCAGAAACAAGACACATTCTGGTATAAAGCAGAAGATGACGATGATACACCATTAAAATCTGATGCAAAGTCGATTACTATTACAATAACAGCTGCGTTAAATACTGATCCTGTTATTTCATTTAATGGCTCAACAGGCCAAACTGAAGTAGTAAAGCAGCTAGATCAATATGACGCGTATAATTCCGACAGTGATAATATTACAGCATCTGATGCTGAAACTGCAATTTTAACATGGTCTGCGGAATGGGTAAGCGCTACTAACGCGGCTTCGCAACAAGGTACACTCAATATAAATCAAATTACTGGTGTATGGACATATAACTCAGATCAATGGGATATATCTCCAGGGGTTACAGTCTTAGAAGTGTTTACTATTAAGGTAGAAGATGCAAACGGTGGATCCGATACTTATACATTAAAATTTAATGTCACTGGAGTACTTTATATCAGTGGTATAACAGCGTCTGGTATTTGGCGATCAACTGCTTCACAATCCTGTGAGGATGGTACTAGAAACGTGCCTCTTTACTTAAAAGCATCGGATGTTACAGATATTACAGGTTTAGCTGCGGGTGACTCATTATATAATGATACAACACTAAACGACGATGAAGTTGCGAAAAACCCAGACCCAGCATTTGTTGATACCCAGCCTTGGATTTCAATTCAACAAGATATTGCCGGTGAGGTAATAATTAGAGCTGCTAAAATTGCAGCTAATGGTGAAATTATACAAGTTGTTGATTGTGAAACCAGTTTAGATAATGCATGGCCAATTGAAATTAACTTCTCTACTAATGTTGATGAGATATGTGCTCAAGAATTAGAATATACAGTTAGTCAGACTATTGTTTATCAAAACGTAATTGGTCCAACAGGATCGGGGACTGCAGTAGAAATGGATGAACCAACTCTTACTGATGTAATAGCTGCAGGAGGTCAATTATTTACTAGTCAATATTATGCTAATCAGCCTGAGTATAGAAATAATCCATCTGATATTACAAACACGTATGCTCCGGCATCTTTATGTGTATCGACAGGTTTCTATAACGATGGTACTAGAAAAAATGGTAATGGTGAATTCATATACTATGAGTTTACAACAAATGATGCAAATCAAGGAGTATGGGCAGATAATTTTACAGACCCTGATAATCCTGTAAAGTTATTTTTATGCCCGGTACCGATAGAGTACGTAACGTTTAATTTTAAGGCTTATTATAGTCAAGATAATAGATTAGCTGTGGACGCGGCTTGTCTTGCTGGAGAAGATGGCCTGACTTTAGTTAACTTATGGGCTAGAATAGATGCTCGTTACGACGATATAGTGGGCGGCGCGAATTATGTTGATCTTTCAACACATCAAAAAGCTCTAGAGTATGTAGTTCAAAATCAAATATTAATATACACTACTGAGGCAACTGCCAGTGAAGTTAACTACGATGGGCTATGGGATAACACTACCTTTATTGCAGTTGACGAAGCAAATGGTGCAATAGATGACCCAGAGGTTGGATATGTACCTAGTCTTAGATTTGCAATATGGGATAATGAAAACGATAGTGGTTACTTAAGTACAGAAAATGCTTTATATACTTATTCATGGCTTGGTGTTAATCAGACCGATAACGCATTAGAGTATGCGAATACAAATTCAATATTAGGTGATTGTAATACACAGTTTGTTAAACCAGCTGGTAATTCAACTTATTGTCTTGGACTTCCTGGAGATCAATGTGAAATATCGGACCAAGAGAAACTTTTAGAATCTAGAGTAAATGTATTTTATGCGTTTTATGCATGTTCTGCTAAAATAGAAGCAGGTAAACCATATTACAGTTTATATTTAACAGATGGATTACATACGTTTGCTTCAAACTCAACGTCATATATTAAAAAACTGATAGATGTTATAGAGCCAAGTCAAAACAACGGAGTTGCTATAAATATCGGAGGTGATAGTATGTTAGAATGTGTTACTATCCAACATAAAATATTTGCAGTTAATTATGATGATGCTGTTAATATTCTATTAGAAAGACCAGAATATGGTGATGATATTAGGGTTATTGAAATTAATCCAGTTGAATTAGGATTTACAAGTGGAGCAGTAATAGAATATAGAGAAGATTGTAGAAGCTGTTTATTAGATGAGCAAAACTTCACAGAGTTTGTTTTAGATTCTGTAGATGATGCTGAAATTATTAATAGATCTATTCCTAACTTTGATTTAGAAAAGAATTACGAATTAGATAATCTATCTAAGCCTTTATTAAGAACAAACCCTAAACTGTCTACAAATGCTAAATTAGTAGTCAATAGTACAGGTGAAATGTATATTGAGTCTATTGATGCTAGTAAAGAATTAGCGGCGGTTGAATATAAAAAATGGGCAGTTAATAAAGATAGTAAATGGTCTTATGATTTAGCTAAGTTTTTTAATGCTAATAAAACACCATCTGATTTAATATACAATGTAAAATCTAGGTTTTCAGATTTGACTGTTCAAGAGACTTTTGAGAAGCAAATTGAAGAAGATTATCATTATGGGACTACATATAATTATTCTAAATTACATGATGAAGATTTTAGAATGTTGGCTCCTATTTGGTTAGATAAAAATATACCTAATAATTTTGTAATATTTAGAGTTAGCGATCCTGCTGCTATTTTAGATTTTGATAATCAAAGTAGCTTTGATAATATGGGTGAAATTCTAAAAAATAGTGAGTTAATAAAAACTTTTGATTTAACTAGAGAATCTAGCATTGGTACTTATATTAGAAACCATGTTCAGTCTGAGTTATTCCCAAGTAACCCAATTAACGTAAACTTTAGTGAAAACGAAAGAACTAACTTTAATGGTATTGATTTAAAACAAGGTGGTTTTACAAACAAAGGTGAATATTTATTTGATGATTTTGTAAAACAAGACCAAACTATTATTAATGAAAATGATTTAATTACTGGTGGTTTTGAAAGAAATAAATTAGCATGTGCTAATATTATTAACTTAGAGTTTTTATTTGATGATGATGGTACAGAAGATTATGCTGTAAACAGATACTTTGGCTTATATGTAAATGATATTGATTCAGGGTATGGATCTTTAGAGTCTTCTAATAATGGACTGCTTAGGTTTAAAACCCTAAACTCATATATTAATGATGATGTAAAGTCAGCAATACCTCCAGTAGCATTAATGAGAAATACTCCAACGTTGGGTTATGCTCATATTTCTAATGAGTTCTATAATATTTCTCCGACATTCTATGATACGTCGGTTTTAGAGTTAAAGGTTCAAGATTCTAATAATAAAATACCAGGTGAGATTAAACTTGCTCCGGTTGGTAGATCTATTGATACTTTAGTAAATGAATCAGCTGGTAGCGATTTTGTTAAACTTACAATTAATGGTACTCCGGCTAATAATGATAGGATAGCTATATTCCCTTCTAAAGAACAAGATTATAGAATTAATTTTACAAGATTTACTCCTGGAGACACTTTTGTGTTTGGACTTACTCTTGTAGAAACTGATGGTAATGTAAATTACTCGTTAACACTACAAAATACTGTTGAAGAAACTGTTGAGGTGCTAAAAGGACTTGGGATTGATGATAATCTTTATTGGAAAGCAGATGGCGATGATATTATATTTTATGAAAATAAATGTACGCTAAGACCGTTAAAACCTTCAATATCTCCATTATCTGGTTCTAATACAACATTAGCTAGAATCGAGTACACACAAGTACCTTACGATCTATCGAACAATATGTTCTTTGGGTCAGATGCTTTATTGCCAGGACATTTTAATACAACAGCATTTTCCTCAAATGGAACTAATGCTGAAATTGCATCTGCGTTAGTTAAATCTATTAACTCAGTAGACAATGGTTTTACAGCATTGACTTATGATGGAGCAGATCATCTTTATATTAAGAATGATATTCTTGGATATAGATTAATGCAATCAGGGATCGCAGTGCCGAACGATAATGCAAATGACTGGGTAACTGTTGAGGGAGATAATGAACTCACGTATGAGCCTAAAAATGTACTAAGATTAAAACTAACCGGCAATACTTCTGAAGTATTTAAAAATAGTAAAATCTATTTCTTTAACGGTGGTAACTCTGGTGGTAAATCTATATTAACAACTTTAGATTCTGTGGCTGATATTAATGTTAATGATTATTTAGAAACTAGCTCACAGGGCGTTTACAATAAAGTTATTGATATTGTAGATGATATTGAAAGATTGCCTTTACAATATAAAAAGCTAGTATTAGAAAGAAAAAACACATTAGAATCAGGCGAAGTAAATGTCTTTGCAGATAACCTAGTAACATTAGGTTTATTTTCTGCATTTGATATTCACGATATGAACTTTGATTTTTATGATACTTCAAACTCGGATATAAAAGAATTAAAATACGAAACTGCTAATAATATTAACTATGAGCCTGAATTAGATAATCAAAGTGACATATATCCATTTGGAGAAAGAGATAACACTGATTATTTAACAGCACCTCTTAGCTATTTTTCTGGATTATCTGGAGTATTGGCAGATGAAATAACAGATACATTTAATGAGGACTTAGTTGAAAGTGAATATGATAGATTAAAAGAGAACTATTTAAAAGAAAACGCTATAAGGAGTAGAGTCGTTCCTTCAATTAACAAGTGGGTATTAAAAGATACACTAACTGTTAGAGAACAACCTTATTACTTAAACGCAAACGAGGCGTTTGGTAGATCTAACTTCTCAGCAGATCTTTCTGTTGCAGGTAGAGATAGGTTGGGAATGACCCACGAGTGGTTCTATATTAACAACTTACCAAAATACCTTAAAGAAAATAACGGGACTTCAACTAACCCAGAATATAAATTAAACGAATCATTTAGTTATCTTAACTTTATGGAAGGATTTGAAATGACTCCTTCTATGTTTAAGAATATTAATTATGATTACTTTGATAGATTTTTTGTAACTGAAGGATTTGAAACTAAAGGTGAAAATTCATACAAGACCTTTGTTAAAACTAATAGACAGAAAAAGTATACATTAGTTAATGGTGGTAACGATACTGCGTTTGCTGAATCTATATTTAAAGGTTTAAAAGTTATTTTTAAATCTAGAAAGGAATTCACATCTACAAGTCCAGTTGATTTTGTTAAATCTTCTGAATTTAATGGATATAGATTTAGTACTGTATTAAATGTAAAAACATCAGAAGATTCTAACGGAATTGAGTATGAGGTAATACAAAATAAGAAATTTAAGTTTGTAGTATTCTTTATCTCTTTAAGACTAGATGATTTATGGGCAGATCAAACCCTAACTAGAAAGTTATTATATGAACTAAACCACTCATTGGTATGGAATAACGAAGAGGGTACATTTAAGTATTCTGATGTAAAAGTTGATGGTCACTTAGATTTAGCTAATGCTAACTTTTCGGATACGTCTGCTGATAATTATTTAATAGTGAATGGTTTACCACACGCAGACGGAAGCCTTCCACAGTTTTTAGAACAAATTAATAAAAATGAAGATGATGAGTATGGTAGTATTATCGTAGATATAAATACTGCGTTTGGTCTTCAGAAAATTCAATTAGATATTTCTAATTTAGGTGGACAAACTGAAATAATACTTGCAAGACCTCCTCAAGATATTACAAACGGAACTCCGGTGGAAACAACATTAGATAACCTACCAGGCTACTTGCAATATAATGCTGAATATGTTTACAAGGGTGGAGGGATTAATGCGTACAAATATATCTTAGAATCTTTAGGTGCACAAGATATGGCGGAGATGTTATTAAGAAACCCAGATAAAGTTACTTATTCAACGGTAGAGTTAGATGGAACTATAGCTCTTAATAAATTTATTATCTTATTAGAAGATGGCGTTGAATTTATTAAACAGGCTGAAGTTAATACTGAAGTAGATGATGATAAGCCTGAGTCGTTTAAATTATCTTCTGGTAATATTGGTTTTAATTTAGGACTAACGAGAACTTATTATCCATTCTTAATTAGACATAACGGTGGATATACTATTGATACAACTCCGGTCGTGACATTTACAGATGTATACGCTCACATGAAAACAAATACTCTTCAAAATACTTCGAATATTGTTGAATTAGAATTAGAAGAGCAAATGTATAAACATTCTCTAACTAGTACTGAAGAGATTCAGTTAGCTAAAGATTATTACAAACGATATAATAGATGTGGTGTTTCTTTTAACTTAGGTTATATTTATGATGGAGGCACTCATGATAGCCAATGGGGTTATATTAAGAACCACTTCTATAGAAAAGTAAATGAATTTAAATCTAGTGGTGTAATTAAATTATCAGTATCTTCTGATAAGCCGCCTTTATACCCATTGATAGGAGAGGTTGCTATCGACAAAAAAGATGTGCATGTGTTTAAATCTTCATGGGATAAAAACTATTATACTAGGGCTTTATCAGGTGGTCTTTTAGAAGAAGTGCCTGGAACATTTGAAACTAAAGAGGAAAGATCTTATTTAGCTTCAACTATTATGAAGATTAAAGACAGTTATACGATGCTAGACTTTGATGTTGCTCGTGTAAGAACAGAAGAAGAATTAGACGATATTTTAGCTAACTCTACTAATACAACAGATATTGTACAATTTGAAGATAAGAATAGAGTTGTATTAGACTTCTATATAGATTTTACAATAAATAAAAAATTAAGTGCTGATGGTGTGTTAGATACTATTACAAAATATGTACTAGCTGCAAATTCGGCTGATGATAAAACTACGCTGAAAGATGACGCCCAACTCTATATTGGAAAGAACTTAATAAACGTGTTTGGAATTAGTCAAATTAAACTATATACACAAAGGATTAAAGGTCAAGGATCTCAAGTAGAAAGTGTAGATTCTGTTGATGCTTTAGACAATAATAACTACGTTTACGATCAAAACTTTACATTTTCGTCCCACGAACAAAAGCCCCTTAATTTTAGGTTGATATATAATAAAAGATTAGGTTATTCTTATAGAATTAGACCTATGGTAAAAATAACGTCATAAGGCATGGCCATATTCAATATACAAGAAATACTACACCCTAGTGACTCTAACCAGATTAAGTGGGAAAAGGTTAACTATAACTTTGACCAGATACTGGCTAACGGTGGCGGTCCTACAGGTAAAAAAGGAAATCCAGGAGATCAGGGATCTGTTGGACAGACTGGACAAAAAGGAGAGAAGGGTGATATAGGTCCTCAGGGTTTAACTGGAGAGACTACTTCTAGATGGAAAGTTATTCCTATTAATAATGGTGCTGCTGAAAATGAATATGTTATACTTAAGCCTAAAGTATCAACAGATAATTACCATCCAGTAATATTTTTAGGAGACCAAGATTTTAATGAGGTCCAAGATAACAATGGTAGAACTAATTTAAGATCTACAATAGTAGTTGGAAAACATGCAGTTGGAGGACTTTCTCCTTCTGATGAATTAATTACTTTCTGGCATGGACAAAGAACTGGAACTTCAAATAATATAGCAATTACTCTTAGTACATCTGAACAAACTGATGGAGATGTCGATTGGACTAGATTTACATTAGCAGAGACTTATGGTACTAATTTAAATACAGATCCTGCAGAAATAATTGAATATTTTGTAGAATTAGATAAATTTACTTTTAAATCTAATGTTAGTTTTGAAAGTAATGTAAGTACATTTAAAGTACCTGAGACAAATTTAGACCTTAATTTAGTAGAGGCTGGTATGATTAGATTCCGTGATGGCGCCTTTTGGGGAGCTTTCGCAGATGTTAATGGTAATGTCAGTTGGAAAGAATTCTGTACAGCACCTTGTGGAGCTGGTGCAGTAGCTGGAACTGTTGCTATATTTGAACAGCCTGCAGATCTAAACCTAAATCAATATGGAGGCATTGTAGGTAATACGGTGGTAATAAATGATGAAAACGGAAACCCATCTGGTGATTTAGAAGTTGATGAAAACGGAGATCCATGGACTGGAGAACCAGCAACAACAATAGCTACAAATGCAACAACTAATGCAACTAATGCAACGACTAATGTTCCAGAAACAATTGCGTTTTCTGGTGACGTAAGTCAATTTAATGACGTACCACATAGCGGTGGAACTGGTGAAATAACTTACAGTACGACACCAACTATTGGATTAATACTAAGTGCTGATAAAGTAACTGCACCGGCGTGGATAACAATAAACTCATATCTTGATAGTGGCTATAATCCGGAATTAAACTTTACAGTTGCTGTTAATGCAACGGGTGCTAGAACAGGAAATATTGTAATACAACACCCTAATAATGCATCGGTAACAGATACGTTAACAGTATCTCAGCTTGCTAATCCAGAATATGGTGCAGGTTGTACGGATCCTGGGGCGGATAATTATGATCCGAACGCTACGAGCGATGATGGAAGTTGTACTTATTGTGCAAACTTTGCAAAATCAGGCATGTCTGAGACGAACCCAACTTACCCAGGTGCTTCTGACGGGACATTCACTATGACTGCAACGGGCGGATCGGGTAACTATAATCTTGAAGTGTTTGGACAGGATGACGACCAATTGTATAATCCATTCGGTTTAGCAGCCGGAAATTATTACGGAAGGATAACTGATATAACGTATGGATGTACGGTTGAGCATGACTTTACATTAGTAGACCCTGCCCTACCTACGTATAATACGTTAGTTGCGACACCTGGTACTGCAAGTGTAGATGAAGGAACTGTAATTAACTATACAGTTTCAACAAGTAATATAACCGATGGAACTACAGTATGGTTAGAATTATCTGGAACTCATAACGAGGCAGATATTAGTGGTGAAAGTTCAGGGGGTGGAGCTGGTCAAGGCAAAGGTATTGAAATTACAATAAATGGACAACAGGGTACAGGTTCTATTACGGTACTAGAAGATGTGTTATTAGAAGCTGGTG